GTTCCGCTATACCCCCGAGACGGGGGTATATGGGACTAACCCACCGGGCTACTTGCCCGGGCAAAGCACTGTGCGATCATAAACGTAATTGCCGTTCGCGGCCTTTACTGTTTCCACGCAGTCCTTAAGCGGAACATCCGCGTGTGACTTGGTTAACGCCACAATGCCCAGTAACGCCAGCGGAAGCGGATGGTCCAGAACTACCTGGAGTGGCTGAAGGGCCGATGCCGGCGCGGCCGCGAAGATACCCATAGCAAGGGCAAAGATAACAAATAGCTTTTTCATGGTCACTACTCCTTTTTCAAGTTAACTACGGTTGGTGGGTACACTGTAAAATCAGTCTATAACGCGCCGTCCCTGGCGTGTTGTGGGTTAGGCGGCTTTACCCGTCTTTACAGGATGCTGGCCAGTCTCTATGCCGTCACAGTAAGCACAGATACGGTAAAACAGCTCACGTTTCGGCATGTGGCCGGCGTTAAAGATATCAGTCACGCCACCGCCATCGTTCATCATCTGGTTAAGTGAGACGCCGCCATAAGCAAATGACAGGTGGTAATTGCCGATATTGGCCTTAAAACCATTGTCGCCTTTTGTCCAGGATTCGGCGGGATTGCCGGTTAGTTCATTTAGCAAATCTACTTTGCGTTTCAGCATTTTCTCTGTGATGCGATATGTCATAGGTATATCCCCCGTGCTTACAGTTTATTCCCCACTATCCCCTTGCGAGGGATAGGGAGCAATAAACTATACCCATTATTTCAAAAATGGGTTTATCTTGAATTGATTGTTTTCATTGATGAACACAAGGTTTCTCTGGGCTAATCCGAAAATAGCTCGTTTTGTTGTCTGGTCGTTTGCGAAACTATGCCAGCCGGAACACTGTTTGATGAAATTAAAAGCATTTCGCTGATGCTCTCCTAAGCCTTTGTATGGATTGTTCATAATAACCCCCTTGTTCGCCGACTAGTCGGCCTGCTGCCGCAAAAATGCCGGCACGGCGTCGCTACCACTCGGCTCGACAACGGCAGGCGCAAGCTGGTGAACTAGCCACTCATCGTACGACATCGGATAGCGGCCGAGCGCCTGGCGCGCGTGCCACAGTATGTAGTTCTGATACTCTCGCTTAGGGTCTGGCGTGTACATAACTCATCCCTCCAGTTTGATCCCCAGAGTCCCCGCAAGGGCAGGGACAAGGGGGATTAGCTGTTTTTCAGATTTGGATATGGTCTCAATACAGAATTAATCTCGCTTAATTCGGGCGGCCCGACTGGTGCGCCAATTGTTGATAAGCCATTGTGCGCGACGTATCCTTGCTTGCGCAGTACTTCGCGCAGTCCTGGATCAGCTCTGCGCCATTCTCCGTACTCCGTGCCGCCATTCCAGTAATATGTGCAGTCGTATTTGATCGTCATGGTCATTTCCCCCGGCTGGTTACGCGTAGTACGCGTTAGCGTACGCGCGATCGCAGCTGCGCTGCACGACAAACGGCCCGGCTGCGGCCATGAGCCCGGCCACGAATACCGGCGCGTAAAGCGCCAAGCCTAGAATGAAAGTCGCTATGGTGATGGTCATTGTCTCGCCCTCCGTGTTGCGTGTCTCGTATCCTTCGAGTATGGTACGACTACACGCCGGCGTCAATAACTTTCCGACAAACGGTCATTACGCGCCATCCGAGCCTTACGGCTCTTTCACGCCCTTTTTCAGCTTCTGGCGCCTTAGATACGCCCCGTAGTCAATTAGCTCGTCCTGGAACTCCCGCGGCACCCAGACGCAAGTCTTGACATAGCCCTCAGACTCCATACGCTCTTTATATGCCTTTGTGGCACGGCTTCTGGCTTCTCTAGTTGCCACGTTATGGCCCTAAGAACCGTATCAGCGCCCAGGCGATCACGACGCCGGCCACGGCTATCACGGCCAGCCAGATGGGGTTAATTGGCATAGTGCGTTCCTCGGGTTTTCCGACGATGCGGTCTCGTCTGACTTTTATGTGTTTCATCATAGTTCCCCAAGTATGGGCCTATCATATTGACGCGTCAAGCACCACGACCTGTTGTATTTATACCACACCCCGTAGCCCTTGGCCCGTATGGTCGCGGTACGCTTCGCTTTGTGTGTTGCACCATATTGGTGCGCGGTTTAAACCCTGAACACAGACGAACGGGCGTGCCTTGTGTGGTCACTAGGGCGCTGAGCCTGCGGAAACAGGCATAAACGCCTTGACGGGTCCCTTTTTTGGTAACGGGGGTACACCCTGCGAGTCGTCCGTGGTATAGCGTTTCGGCGCACTGGTACACGAGGGGGAAAATACAGACCAGGCAAAAAGCAGGCCGGGAGCAGGTCGAATCGGGGAACGATGGGTCCCCGATTAGGAACGTTTGGTACCTATAAATCCCGGTTAAAACCCGAAAAACCTGCTACGGGGGTTAGCAGGGGGCGACCAGGTACAAGCAGGGACCTAGCAGGTCCCGGCGGGGGACTTTGGGGAGTTTAGGGAGTTCGGGAACTTTCGGTCCGGGGCGTTGTCTTAGTATGTAAGGAGCAAAAGATAGGTGACCGTCGAAACTCTAAAACCGACCGTTCGTCGGAAACTTAAGGGAACTTTGGGTACTTAGGGAACTTTTTGGTATTTCCGTTGTCTAATATAGTATAGGGAATAAAAACGTACCGCCGATGGCCCCTGTACCAGCGGGATAGAAAGCCAGAGGGGCTCGTGTCGCGGCGCCGTAACCGCCGCCGTCACTAGAAAAGTGACAACGCACCTGACGGTGCTTTCCTTAAATCCGGGCTCTTCTCCTTGACCACTTCCTGGAAACCCGGTCCCTTGTCGTCGACCACGGACGAATACGTGGTGGAGGCTAGCCGGTCGGCTTAGGACGCCGCCCGGTTCATGGGGGAGCAGACGCACCGGGAAACCCGACCGGGGGACTCGGAGGCGTTAGCTAGTACTGCGGCGGGGACCTCTTACGGGTCCCCCCTCTGGCCGGGTCCTACCGGCCGGAGTCCTCTTACGGGACTCCCCTTATACGAGGCCAGACGGCCGAGTAAAAAGAGGGGGGACAAGGGGGAGCAGGAAAGTGGAGGACCTATATCCTTTATATACAACAACCCGCAGGGAGACACCAAAACCAATGGCCGCAATAAAACCCCTTTCACACTCGTACCACAACGAGGACGAGCTCCCGGTCCCGGGGTACGTGAACTCCAAGCAACTGGCGGCCGGCGTAGCGGAAAGCTTCACCGTCCCCGCGGGCGCCAAACACGTACACATCCACTCCACGGCGGCCGCCTCGACCTTCGTGAAATTTGACGGCACGGCCACGGTGCCCGGCGACATCACCGACGGCACCGCGCCCCATCCGGTTGGCATCGAAGGCCACGGGTACTACATAGAGGGCGTCGCAACCATCAGCGTAATCAGTTCGGCCACGCCTATCGTCGTGGCCGAGTTCTTCAAGTAGGAGGCCCTTGAGCGTGGGAAGTAAGGCCCCGATCGAAATCATCGGCATGGGCGAGCCATTTTCCGACCCCCACGGCCGTAACATACTCTACCGCTACGTCACCGAAAAACACCGGGACGGGCGTATCCGCACCATCCTCCGCGGCCGCGATTTTCGCGGCCACTCGACAATCAACATCGCACTAAAGGACCCAAAATAATGGCCGGACTCGTACCAGGCGCGTTGATTGGCGGCAAGCAAGCCGCCTCCTTGCAGCGGGAGGTCTCACGTTGGCGCATGAACGCGGCACCGGCGAAACCAATCTCGACTTCGAGCCGTGGTTGAAAGTTGTCAACCCGCAGAAGTGGCAGCAGCTTTCCGAAAAGCGGCCCCAAAGCAAGCGCCCACAGTAGCCACCAAACCGTTCGAGGGGAACCAAATGCAAGTTAACACAGGAGTCGCCGGCAAAGATCCGGTCTACTACCGCCAACTCGGCCAGGATGACGTCGAGTACTACTGGAAGGCCCGGAGGGCGCCCGGCCAGCCGTTCATACTCGTAGTTCGGTCGCGCGTGCGACCCGATTTTGAGAACGAGTACGAGGTCGAGGACCCCAACGCCCCAGTTACCGCATATCTGATGCTAGCTCGTGTCGAGTTTGCTACCCAGATGGAGAAAGACGCCAATGAGCGACGAGATCGACGCCGCGCCGCCGAAGACGAAAGAGCGCGCAAACAACGGGACATTCTTGAAGGGCAAAAGCGGCAATCCTTCGGGCAAGAGAAGCGGGACGCTGGCGAAAACGACGAAGTTAAAAAGCCTGTTGACGGACGAACACGTAAAGCGGGCAAGAAACGTACTACTAAACGTACTAAAAAAGGCTGAGGGGGGAAGCGTAGACCACGAAAAGATGGTCATTAACGCGCTTGTCCTTCCGTTTGCCCGCGCCGACGCCAATTCGGGCAAAAAGGGCGACGGAATCACCCGCCCACCGAATATCGTAATCCAGATATCCAAGTTAGAGACGCCCAGCGTCTCCGGGCCGCCCGCTAATCGGATAATCGACGTAAAGCCGAACGAATAGCGGGTCCCGGCCCTACCCAACCCCCGAGGTCCCGTGGATCAAGTCATTGACCTACGCCTCCACGACGCCCAATTTGAAGTTTTCAACGATCCCCGCCGGTTTACGCTTTGCGTAGCCGGCCGGCGGTTCGGCAAAAGCCATCTTGCGGCCAACAAGGCGTTTACCGAAGTACTAAAGACCGAGCGCAACGGCTACGACCTATCGAACGTCGGCGTATTTTACATCGCCCCGACGTTCGACCAGGCCAAGCGCATTGTCTGGGGCCTGTTGAAGCGGTTGGCAATGCCGTTCAACCCCCGGATATTGGAGAACACCGGCCGCATGGAGTTCCCCAACGGCCGGTGGCTCGAAGTCCGCGGCGCGGACAAGCCGGATACCCTCCGCGGCGTCGGCCTTTCGTATGTCGTCATCGACGAGTTCGCCGACATGAAGCCGAACGTCTGGGAGGAGATCATCCGCCCCGCCCTGACTGACGTCGAAGGCGGTGCCATGTTCATTGGCACGCCGAAGGGCAAAAACCACTTCTGGCAACTCTGGGAGGAGGGGCTTGACAACCCCGACGAGTACGGGTGTCACCAGTTTGTTTCACGCGACAACCCGTTCCTAAAGCCCGAGGAGATTGACGCCGCTCGCCGCAACATGACGGCCGAGCAGTTCCGCCAGGAGTACGAGGCGCGCTTCTCCGGCGCCGGCACCGGTGCCCTTAAGGAAGAGTGGTTGAAGTACGCGCCCGAGCCGATTGGCGGCGCATACACGATGGCTGTCGACCTTGCCGGGTTTGTCGACGAGTTCGAGGGTCAAGGCAAATACAAACGGCTCGATGATACCGCCATCGCCATCGTGAAGATTCACGACGGCGGATGGCACGTCAAGGAGATCCGATATGGACACTGGGGCGTGCGCGAGTGTGCGGTGCAGATACTAAAGGCCGCCCACGACTACGGTATCCAGCGCCTCGGCGTTGAAAAGGGGGCGCTCTTTAACGCGGTGATGCCCTACCTCTCAGACCGTATGCGCGCCATCTCGTACTTTCCCGAAGTCACGGGACTCTACCACGGCGGGAAAAAGAAGACTGACAGAATTATGTGGGCACTCGGCGGGCGCTTTGAGCACGGCCGCGTGACCCTGGAGCAAGGCGGCCGGTGGCTTCCGAAGTTCATCGACGAATACCTCGACTTTCCCAACAAACTGGCCAAGGACGATCTTATTGACGCCCTGGCCTATGTTAACGAAATGGCAGTGGACGGTATTGCCGACTACGCCAACCTCGGCGACATGATCGAAGAGTGGGAACCCATTGACGAAGACGCAGGAATATAAAAACGCGTGTCAACACTAAACCCGACGACGACAAAGTTTACCGACAAAGCCGAAGCGCTTGATGTGGGATTTACGCAATCAAGTGGTCGCCAGCACCTTGCCGAATGGATTATGGAGTTTGTCACCGAGTGGGAAGACTGGCGCAAAAAGCACTTCGATACGCGCTGGGGCGAGTATATTCGCAAATGGCGCGGTATCTGGGACGAAGGAGACCGCACCCGAAAAAGCGAGCGGTCGCGCCTAATCTCGCCCGCACTCCAGGAGGCAATCGAAGAGGCCGTCGCGGAGTGGGAAGAGGCCACGATCGGCTCGAAAGAGGCGTGGTTCGATATGGATGACGACGCCTCGGACGCGGAGCAAGAAGACTGGCAAGACATACGTAAGCAGCTTCTTGACGATATGCACTTCGCCAACGTTTCCGGTTCCATGGTCGAGTGCGCGCTTATGGGCGCGCTATACGGCACACTGATTGGTAAGGTCGTAGTCGAGGAAAAAGAAGACCCGCACCTTGCGCAAGCGGTTGACCCCAACAAACCGGATACCGTGATCGACGGTGTGGAGGAGGAAGAACGCGTCACCGTGCGGCTTGAGCCCGTCAAGCCTACCGAATTCGTTATTGACACCGCCGTCAATAAGCCCGGCAAAGAGGGCATCGAGATGGCCATGGGAATGGCGCATCGTCTTCCACGCCCCCGACACATCATACGGGCCAAGCAAAACGACGCCATTCTAAACAGTAAAGGCGGCGTTGACGTAGCACCCACGTACTGGGAGGCGCCGTTGGGCGATCGCTCGTCGACTGACCTATCTGTATCGTCCGAAGACCGCAATCTGGCCGAAGGCGATACTGTCCTTATTACCGAATATCACGGACTCGTCCCGCGCGCGTTGCTAGACGCCGCCATAGAGGACGGAGAGTCCGACGGGGAAATTGATACGACCGACATGGTCGAAGCAATTGTCACTCTTGCTGACGACAAATACGCGCTGCGCGCGGTTGAGAACGAGAAGCTAAAGCGCGACCGTGATTTCATCGCGGCGCCGTGGGATCTTATCCCCGGCTCGTTCTGGGGCCGCGGCGTCGCCGAGAAAGGTTTTAACGCGCAAAAGGCGCTTGACGCCATGTTGCGCGCCCAGCTCGACGGTATCGCGTTTACGGTTCACCCCATGATGGGCGTGGACGGTCGCCGCCGCGACCCGCGCCAGCGCATCGAAGTCGCCCCGGGAAAGGTGTTGATCGGCAACGGCAACCCCCAAGAGATTTTTACCCCGATGCGTTTCGGCAACATCGACCCCGCATCGTTGACGATGAGCGGGGAGCTCGAACGACTGATTCGTATGGGCACCGGCACGTCCGGCACCCAGGCCCCCATCCGCACAAACCGCTCTAATGAAACCTTGGGCGGTCAAAGTATCATAAAGGGCGATATTGCCAAGCGTAGTAAAAGAACCCTTCGTTTGACGGAGCGCCATTTCCTTCTCCCGCTGGTGGAGAAGATGACGCTACGCTATATGGAGTTTGACGAAGAGGTTTACCCGTTCGTCGATCTCAAGTTCCGCGTGCGCACCACACTTTCCATGGTAGCCCGGGAGGTGGAAAACACGCAACTCAGTAACCTACTCCAAGTCGTACCGCCCCAGAGCCCCGTGTTCTTTGCCCTATTGGGCCAAATCATCGACAACTCGTCGTTGAAAGACAAGGGCATGGTGACGAAGCTCATCGGACAGGTCGTCCAGCAGCTTTCGCAGCAAGGCGACGGAACGGGCGAAGACAAAGAGCAACCCGACGAGATTGACCAAATGCGCAAAGTTGTAGATGCCGACGAAGTTAAGTCCCGTGCCGACCTTAAGCGGGCGCAGCGCGCCAAGATATTGGCGGAAACCGAAGACATCATGAGGGGAAAACCGAGTAATGAGCGAAAACCAAAACCGAAGGGTGGTGGAAAAGACCGATAAGGAGCGATTAGACGACTACGAGAAAATGGTCGGAGTCGTCTCCCACAAGGACTGGGCCATCATCGAAGAGTATTTCAAGGACGCGCTGCAAATACACCAACACAGCGTGGACTACGCGGAGAGCTGGGAAGCCTACCTCTACAGCCGCGCCATCCGGGACTACATCAAGGGAACACTCCTCCAACTCCCGGAGAATCTGCGCGCCGATCGTGACGCGATCGAAGACCGCATAAACAACCCAGAAGTGGATGAGGGCACCAACCCCCTGGAAGATTAGTCCGATGCCACTCTATGATTTTCACTGCGACCGCTGCGATTTAGCGATCACGCAGACAAAAACCATCGCAAACCGGAATAGTCCCGATCCTTGCGATAAATGCGGGGACACCCCCCGCCGTGTAGTTTCGTCTCCAACCGTGTTGCTCGATGGCACAGACCCAGGCTACCCGACTGCGGCAGCCAAATGGGAAAAGGACCGCTATCGACGCATGGCACAAGAGAAAAAGAACCTACGCGAGCACGGAACCGAACGGTGATACTACAGCCCTCTTCGGCCCACCCTACCGCAAATACTGTTCTTACATCTCTCTGTTTCGGAGGTTCATCTAATGCCAAGTAACCAAACTGCAGGCGCCTCACCATCGGGCGCGAACCCACACGCCGTAGATTTAGCGGCCCCCGGAGTCGACGAGCCCGGTGATTTAGCCGGCGCGACAGACGACCTCGATCCGCAGCGTGACGACGACCCAGCCAATAATACCGACCCCGGCCAATCGGAGGATACCATCCCTCCCCGGCTTCGCGGCAAGTCCGAGGCACAGATCGTCGAAGAGTTCGCAAGGCTTGAAAGTGAGTATGGCCGCCAAGGGAACGAGTTGGGAGAAACCCGAGCTCTCTTGCGCGAGTTCTTAGAGAAGACGCTGCAGCCAACCAACAACGCAGAGTCGGATAACAACAGCGAAAACGACTTAGACGAGAATCTGGACGAAGACCAGGCACGGGCCGTTAAAGGCTACGTAGACAAGCGCGTCAACACCCTTGAGAAAGAGGTCGTGGAGACAAAGCGCGCGTTGAGCCGGTCTGAGTTTGCCCGCCAGCACCCCAAGTATACGGAGACCGCCAAATCCCGAGAGTTTCTGGATTGGGTGGAGTCCTCCAAGTATCGCACAAGCCTTTTCAAGAAGGCCGACGATTATAACTGGGACGCGGCCGACGAGCTCTTTTCCGGATGGGACGAGCACCAGGCCGCCAGTGCAGCGGACGGGTCCGACGACGCAGAGCCGTCGGGCGCGACGAAGCAAAAGCGCGCACTGCGCCGCAACTCCACCGAAACCGGCGGAGCCGGCGGAAAGTCCGGAAATCTCAAAAAGACGTTTAAGAGCGCCGACCTTATTCGCCTCTACAACGAGGATAGAGAAAAATACAACGCCATGTCTTCCGAAATCCAACAGGCTTTCGCGGAGGGCCGCGTCAAGTAGTTGCTCTACGCCTCGTTTAGATAAACATCTTAAACAAACGAGGTAACAACAGATGCCTTTAGGTACTAACAATGTAACGGTCACGACCGCTGCGAACTATATTCCGGAGCTCTGGAGTATGGAAGTAATCGCCGCGTACAAGGCCAACAACGTTATGCGCGGAATGATTACGCTCTTCCCGCATAACAAGAAGAAGGGCGACACCATCCACGTCCCCAACTTCACCCGTAGCTTGGCAACCGCCAAGGCCGCGGGCACTCAGGTAACGCTGAGCTCGCCGACCCACGGTGTCACCAACATTTCGATCGACAAGCATTTCGAGTACTCGAAGCTGTTGGAGGATATCGTTGCCATCCAGGCGTTGGACTCGCTTCGCCAGGCTTACACCGATGACGCTGGTTACGCAATCGCTCGTCAGACCGATTACAACCTGCACGTCCTTGGCACCGGCCTCCAAGGTGGTACGTTAGATACAACCCCCGGCACGCCGGACGCCAATACGCTTACGTATGGCACCGGTGCCGTGATCGGCAGCGACGGCAGCACCGCTTGGGACCCGTCCGGTTCCGGTAATGGCGCGCGCCTCACTGACGCGGGTATCCGTCGGGTTCTTCGCGATCTCGACGACGTCGATGTCCCTCTGACCAACCGTTCCATCGTTGTTCCCCCGGTTGAGAAGGAAAGCATCCTCGGTATTCCGCGTTTTACGGAGCAAGCGTTCCAGGGCAGCGGTGCGCCAATCCGCACCGGCGTTATGGGCGAGCTTTACGGCAACCCCGTCGCCGTGTCCACCAATTGTGGCAACACGACCAACACGTCCGGTACGACCGATTATCGTGCCGTGCTTGTGTTCCACAAGTCCGCGTTTGCGTTAGCCGAGCAGATGATGCCCCGTTCACAGACCCAGTACAAGCAGGAATACCTGTCGGATCTGTTTACGGTCGACACCATCTACGGCGTAGCCGAACTCCGCAACGACGCCGGCCGGGCCATTATCGTACCTGCCTAGTAACGGCGGAGGACGGCACCGCCGTCCTCCCCCACTAAGGGAAACGCAATATGTCTAAGTTTAATCGTCGTCAGTTCCAGGACCTCTTCGACGTCGTGGCGTCAGTCACGGCGACCGTAGATCCTGCGAGTTTGGCCGACGGCGCGGGTGCGACCACGGCAGTCACCGTTACCGGTGCGGCGTTGGGGGATTTTGTCCTTGCGGCAGCCCCCTATGACCTCGTCGATTTGACGGTATCGGCCTATGTCCAGGCCGCCAACGCGGTGGAGATTCGGGTGCAAAACGAATCGGGGTCGGGTGCAAACCTGGCTTCCGGAACGTGGAACATCTTGGTTCTTCGGCCGTCAGCCGCCGCGCAAGAAGCCTCAAGTTAGTCACCAAGCGCCCGGGACTCCGGGCGCTTTTTAACGGAGAGAAAGGGACAGAATGGATTATGAAGCCGGCCACCGCGCACCCATATATCGTTATCTTGATACGAACGGTGACGGCACCGGCACAAAGGATGCCATCGGGAATTACTCTGCCGCAGCCGCTGATTTTTTCATAGCGCCCCCGGCCGGCCAACGATATTACCTTGCGCGCCTGTTGGTGGTTATCGAAGATGGCGCCGCGGGGTTCGACACCGGAGACTACGGGGCCATAACAAGTGGCCTGACAAATGGCATTGTGGCGAAGTGGGTTCGTTCGGGCACAACGCACGACCTTACCGACGGCGTCCCAGTAAAGACAAATGTAGGCTGGGCCGCGCAATGCTACGACGTCGCGCTCCAAACGTTTGGAGCCGGCAACAGTTTCCTAACCGTACGCTGGACATTTGAGCGTCGCGGAGTGGGGATACTCTTGACAAACCCCGAAGACAAGTTCGTGCTTACACTGAACGATGATCTTTCAACGTTAGTCCAGCACAGATTCCAAGTCCAAGGATACATTATCTAACCATGTCTGAACAACCGCCTACGAACAAATGGGGCGGAAGCTATCGCGTAAAGTTCGGCTTACTGACTCCCGAATTGTTTCCAAAAGGGTTCGTTATGGCGGACCACATCCACAAGCAAAACGAGAAGAAGTACGGCTTTTATACGCGGTTAGAGGAGTCGGTAAAGCGTGAGGGATTTCGCAACCCCATCCTATTTTGGGACAAAGCTGGCTCGGTCGGAACGGCCATGGTCCCTTATGGGGGTTCTCGCATGTATACCGCCTTTAAGTTGGGTATACCCCTCCCAGCGATTGTCTGCGA